GAGAGCAGGTCAACAGGCTTGAAGCACGCCTGGACCATATTTACACCATCCTTTTGGAGCGTTAGACACGCCGAACGGTGTTGATGTTGTGCATCTCGTCCATATCGTCTATATTTGGTTTATCGCAACACGGCGATATAGACGAAGGGCCTCACATGTCAAGAATGGCAGATTTATACATTGAAATTAGCGACCAGTTAAGCAAAGAATCCAAGGCGTTTCAGGCTGCGGAAGATTGCATGTGCAATTCATGCGAGCAATACACAATTGATGAAATCGATGCTCAATTCAAGAAAATGGGCCAATTATGAAAATCACGCTGGAACTAACTAAAAATGACTTTGAGCATTTGACCACAACCTCCATGGCGTGGGGTAAAGATTGGATGAGCAAGATTGCACGGTTTGAGCCAATCCTGTCTGATAGCCAGATCTCATTTGCCTGGGGCTTTGCGCACTGGGTGGATAACTACGCTGATTATATCTTAGCGTCAGCATTTCTAAAATCTATCGCAGAAGCTCATGAAGCGGCTTTTGATATTGGAACAGGCGAAATTGTCATACTGACGGATTACCCAGGATCTTGGGAAACGATATGAGCCTGATTGAGCCCGAATACTTAAGCACCACTGAGATGGCTGCAATCTTAGAAGTCACGCCAGCTACTTTGCGCCGATTGGTACGCGATAGGAAGATCACGGCTTATAAACCCCTTGGCGGGCACTACCGATTCGATATGGACAAGACGATTCAAACCTTTTGGAGAATGGAAAGCGAGGATTCTAAGTGATTGATTTTCTTTCGACTTTATCTGATGCGGGTGTATTCCTGGGATCAGTCATAGTTTTAGGAATACCAATGATTGCAGGCTATTTGCTAGGACATGAGATAGGGCTAGATGAGGGCCACAGAGCCGGGTTTGACTTAGGGAAAGCAGTGGGCAAGCGTGAAGCCGCCAGCAGTCAGCGATAACTCAGTCATCATTGCCCGTAAAGCCAAGCGCACTTCTATCGATGCGGCAATCCGCAAGTATCCAGAGACTGGATCACTACGCCTAAAGATTTACGAGCTGCTGATCAGGGCTGGAATGCAAGGGGTCACGGATCAAGAAATCGAGGCAATCCTGTCTATACCGGGCAACTCGGTTAGGCCTTTGCGCAAATCTCTAGAATGCCAGGGTTTCATTATTGACTCAGGTCTGACACGCAAGAATAACAATGGCAACCAGTGCATTATCTGGCGGGCCGTAGATGAAGGGATGATGTTATGAGCTTCAACATGGATGACTATGTCGATGTAGCTGAGCGCATGCGCAAGACCAAAGAGATCTACCCGGAAGGTGTATTTAGACCAGCCAACCCATCAGAGCCGTTTAAGATTGTTGAGATTGGCGGCGTCACTTATATTGCTTACACGGCAGCCTTCTATCGTGACCCGTTTGATCCGTGCCCTGCCATCGCTTGCGCCTGGGAGGAAGTACCGGGTCGCACCCCATACACAAAGGGCAGCGAGCTGATGAACGCTGAAACCAGTGCCTGGGGTAGGTGCGCCATTGCAGTAGGCCTAGCGTCAAAGAAGATTGCTAGTGCTGATGAAATACGCAATCGCCAAGAAGCTCCAAAGGCTACCGTAACGACAATCAAGAAGACTGACCAGCAGCAATACGATCCCTGGGCAACGCCAGCGGTTACACCTGATGCCCTCGATGCCTGGCATTGTAAGCACGGTGATCGCATAGTCAGGGAAGGTGAGAAAAACGGGCGTTCTTACTACGGCATGAGCTGTATGAAGACTCTCAACTCAGGCGAACAGTGCGAGACTAACTGGTTCGTACTCTCAGCCGAAGGCAAGTGGGTTCCAAAGATAGCGGCGGTAAAGTAATGGGAGAAATCACCTACATTGTCAACGGCACTGCCACGACAATCCACGATGATGGATCAACTACGGCCAAGGCAACAGGCCAGGTCATGTGCGATGGGTGCAGCCAGTATCAGTACCTTGAAGGTGGGATTGCATACCGGGAACACGGGGAAACCGTTTTGTGGCTCTGCGTGTACTGCAAGTGAGCGTGCAATTTGAGTGCAGGCGATGCAAGAAGATCACCGAGCAAATCGAGCGCATAATCACGGACAACCTGCCTGATCATGTAAAGGTTTTGCAATGTACGCGCTGCGGCAATATGGGCGTGTGCTTATTGGAGGCCCAGGCATGACTAAGAAGCTACTGATCAGGATTCTGGTGGTCACAGAATGCGTCTTGGGTATCCTCATGATTGTGCTGGTGACCCGATGATTAGCGGATATATGCCACCAAGCAAGACAGATGACTGGGCCACACCAACGGATTTATGGGCAAAACTCAACGCCATACATAACTTTGATGTGGATGCGGCAGCAAGCCAAGCTAATCATTTATGCCATAACTGGTACGGGCTAGATCACGACGATGTCACCCGGCGTGACGGTTTAAAAGCCTCATGGGATGGTCAAATGGTATGGATAAATCCACCCTATGGTCGAGTTATCGCTGATTGGGCAGAGGCTGCGCAAAGGCACGCTAACGGGGGGGGTCTGTAGTGATGTTATTGCCAAGTCGCACTGACACGCGCTGGTTTCACGATTATTGCCTACCAAACGAGGTTGAGTTCATAAAAGGTCGGTTAAAGTTTGGCGGCAGTAAAGTCTCAGCTCCATTTCCGTCCATGATTGTGAGGTTTAACGCGTGAGCGAGCGTTTAGACTTAGACTTTGGCCACAGTGAGATAGATCATGGGACTTCTGATGACTATTACACACCGCCCTTTATCTTCGAGGGCTTAGGCCTAAGATATGCCATGGATGTCTGCTCACCGCCTGGTGGCTCACCTTGGATACCTGCTGACCGATTTCTGAGCATTGTTGAAGATGGACTAGAAACGCCTTGGGAGGGCCGGGTATGGATGAACCCACCGTATTCAAAGCCAACGCCTTGGGTTCTTAAATGGATCAAACATAACAACGGCATAGGGCTCGTACCGATGAGCAAGGCCGCCTGGTTTAATGTTTTATGGGAACGCCCCGATGTAGCCTTCATTAGCTTGATTAATACCCTTAAGTTTATGACGCCCAATGGAGAAGCTAAAGGGATCTTCATGCCTACCGTTCTGATTGGCATAGGGGAGGAGAATATACAGGCAATGCGTCAAAGCGGATTGGGGCGTGTGCGTTGAAGTTATCCACAACAGTTATCCACAGGTGCGTAGTTCTGTGGGAATCGCCCAAGAATCACGCTGATGCTTGACCTGATCGGTACGATGCAGACTGCACGGCAGGGCCCTTTAGGGATAGCCCGGCTGGGTTGGCTTCATCTATTGGCCGCGCTTTGCTTATTGCTAGGGAGCCCTGAAGCTAGTGCATTAAGTACTAAAACAATACAGAGTTATGCGGGATCACTACTCACGCCTTTAGAGTTCTCCTCAGCCTTAGTCTTATGGGATAAAGAAAGTCGATGGGATATTAAAGCGGTAAACGGCTCACATCACGGCCTATGCCAAGGACGCAGTACCTATATGGCCAAGGCTAACTACAAGCAGCAGGTGCGTTGGTGTATTGCTTATGCGTACAATCGGTATGGATCTATTACTAAAGCCTTGGAGCATTGGAGGGCACACGGATGGCACTGAGACACAACAACAATACGGCTGAGTTCAAACGACAGCGACTGCGTGTGCTGGCCAGAGATCAAAGGGTGTGCCAGTATTGTGGGGCAGAAGGTGCAACCCATGTGGATCATGTAGTTCCTAAGGTAAACGGAGGAGGCGATGAGATGGACAACCTAGTTTCGAGCTGTGCCCCGTGTAACCTCAAGAAGGGCAGGAAGGCGTTGGCTCTTTTTTTAGGCTCAACTTCTACCCCTCCTGCCTCTCCCGACCATCTCTCTCCAGTCACGGTCAGTTCGAGCCTCCCTGGGCCCTTTGAAGGTCAGCCAAGGCCATCGTGGAACTAGTCCAAGCCGATGCAGAACCTGCGAAACAGGGACAACGGAAAAAGGCCCTTGTTGGAGCTGTAAAACCACGGATCATGAGCATCCCGTTAAAGGGAAAATCTAGGGGCGCGGAATTTGCAGAGTTTGCGGAGAAATGTGGCTACCCGCTATTTCCATGGCAGAAATACATTGCGAATGACTTTTTGACCGTAGATCACACGGGCGCGTTCCAAAGAAAGACCGTGGCGGTCATTTTGAGCAGACAGAATGGCAAAACCATGCTAATCGCGCTCAGAATCTTATTTGGCCTCTTCGTTCTGGGGGAAAAGTCGGTTGTGGCCATGTCATCCAAGCGAGGCATGGCAGAAGATACCTTCCGCAAGGTTTGTTCCATAATCGAAGCCAACGAGTTCTTGCGAAGCCAGGTGAAGCTCAATCGTGGCGAGGTTGGATACCGGGGCAACGGTAAAGAGCACTTAGATTTACTCAACGGGGCCAGGTACGAAATCGTGGCCGGAACCAGTGATGGCGCACGCGGTAAATCGGCCAATCTGCTATTTGTGGATGAGCTGCGTTACATATCTGAAGAGGCCTGGGCTGCAGCTAAGCCAATCACCATTGCCATGGGCGATAAAGCGCAGACTTATGTGTGTTCCAACGCTGGTGATGCATTCAGCCATGTTTTAAATGATCTCAGGGACAAGGCCCTGTCGTATCCATCTAAGACCCTGGGCTGGTATGAATATTCAGCTCCGCAACACGCTAAACCGACAGATCGTTCCGCCTGGGCCTTAAGCAATCCCAGCCTTGGTATAACAATCAGCGAATCGGGCCTGGAAGAGGCTTTATCGGTTATGCCAATGGAAAAGTTCTTACCTGAGCACATGTGCATGTGGGTTTCATCGCTCAGTAGCCCCTGGCCCCTTGGATCCTGGGAGGCTTTGGCGAATCGTAACCTTTCGTTACCAATCGGGCCGGACACCTTCTTTGCATTTGATGTCGCTATATCAAAGCGCACCGCATCGCTCGTAGCTGGGCAGTTCCTGCCAGATGGCAAGATTGGCGTGGGAATTATGGATCAGTGGCGATCAGATACGGCAGTGGATGAGCTTCAGATTGCCGCTGAAATCAAGACTAAGTGGGTGGATAAGTATTATCCGCGAATGATCATGT